CGTGATTACCGAATTATTTTTTTGAAAATTCGGGTATACAGAGGTATACAGTAATCAGAAGTGGCGGGTAATACTAGTCGCCTCCGGCTCGCCCGCCACTGGAAAAAAAAAACGGAGTGTACATAATGTATACAGGGGGGGGTGGGACCCCCCCGGCACCCTGCGGGATGCCTCCCCCCCAAGGGAACCAGTGTAAGGAATGGTGGGCATGATTCTTAGACGGGAACGGCGATTGGTGTCCAGTTGGTGCGACCAGACAGATTCACATAATACTTCATCTTGACCTGAAGATCGAAGGTGGTCGAGACGGCGGTGAGATTGAACACGCGCAGATAGTAGAAGAACGAATTGGCGGTGCCGACCTGAATCGATCCGTTGCGGCCATCGGGATCGGGGAGACGGAGCAGTGTTTCCTCATTGTCGCGGAGGTCTTTGCACGCGAGCATTTTTTTGGTCTTGCGGAACATCTTCATGAACACAGTGGAATTACCAGAGGATCCAATTCCGATGAGACGATGATACGAATTTGGCTGCATGCACAATTCATCGTAAGTAAGCGCGTTGAGATCGGTGATGCGCTGAGCAACAGTACTGGTGGTGGTGCCGGATTCAGTACCTCCGGATGTGACGGGGATCAACACAACACCAAGAGTGGAGGCACCAGTGGCAGAGGCCAGAATCTGAATCTTGATGGAGGACCCAAGGACACGATACTGATTGTAAAACGTGGCATACTCCGGGACACCCGAGACCCATTCATCCCCAGCAATGGGACCGTTAGATGCGTAACTCGAAGGAGTGGCGATGAGTGAATTCCCAAGATACGAGCGATTGAGCGATGTAGTGAACGCGGAAACGGATGATGTGTCAACCCATGGGAGCTTAACGTATGTCTCACGAGCGTTCACGGGGGCGGAGACCTTGGTCGACTGTTTGGTCGACTTGTATTTCGTGAAGCGTTTGCGGCTAAATCTTGAACGGCCCGTACGAGAGTACTTACGAGGTCCAGAACGCTTGCGACCAGCTGAGCGATATGATTTGCGTCCATATGCCATAATTATTTTTCGAATTCAAAAATTTGATTCAGGTAGACAGAAGTGGGGAAAACGATGCCGGTGTTACAGGTCAGAAACGCAGTGTTCACAATTAATAATCCGGAGAAAATCCTGGAGTTCGAAAATAATTCCAGTGTCCGGGGGTGTGTATGGCAGAAGGAACGGGGTGAATCCGGGACGGAACATTACCAGGGATACATCGAGTTCACCAAGCCGATGTCATTCAAGGCGATCAAAGAAATTATCGGAGATCGTGCTCACGTGGAGAAACGCATGGGTACGCGCGATCAGGCGATCGCGTATTGTCAGAAAGATGAAACGCGCATTGACGGACCGTGGACCTTCGGTGACATGAAATTGGGCAAGCCCGGAAACCAGGGAAAACGCAGCGATCTCGAGGATGCGTGCGAGACAATTATTTCCAGCGGGCGCGACATAAACACGGGATTACGCGAAGTAGCAATGACGACACCGGTCGTGTACGTGAAATACCACAAGGGATTACAGGCATTGGCCTCACGTATTCACATGCAGGACAGATCGGAGAGACCCAACGTGGAATGGGTATGGGGCCCCACAGGGTGCGGGAAGACGCTATACGCAACAACCAAAACGAAGACATTCTACATCAAGGATGGCACCATGTGGTGGGATGGCTATGAACAACAGGAAACAATCATTATCGATGATTTCGACGGCAAGTGGCCGTTTCGTGACTTATTGCGTGTGTTAGATCGATTCCCGTACTCGGGGCAGTACAAGGGGGGTTACCATAAAATTAATTCCCCGAATATTATCATCACATGTGATCGTACGCCTGCGGCGTTGTACGCGGGGTCGGAACACGAAGAAAATCTGGATCAACTGATGCGGAGAATCGCGCGCGTGTTCAAGCCGTGATTACCGAATTATTTTTTTGAAAATTCGGGTATACAGAGGTATACAGTAATCAGAAGTGGCGGGTAATACTAGTCGCCTCCGGCTCGCCCGCCACTGGAAAAAAAAAACGGAGTGTACATAAT